CCCGCATTCGTATCACTCGTGGTTGTACTTGATCCTGCTCCTGCTCCTGTCAAACTCGAGAACCAACTTTTCGCTGGCGGTGCGCTAGCTGTACCTGAAGAAGTCGTTCCTGAAAAAGCAGTCGCAGTCGCAGTCGCAGAAGAACCAGAACCAGAACCAGAACCAGTCGCAGGAGGAGAGTTATAAAAATTATTACCACTTGTTTGAGGTCCGGAATTAAGGGTCAATGAAGGTTCGGATGATAGTTTCATGGGTGCTGATGTATCGCGTAAAATACGTATGGTATCACCGGACCCATTATTGACCGGAGGCTTCACATCAAATGTAACTTGGGTATCTTCAAGATTGACGAATTCAATATCATTTTGTGCGGGAGCATCAAGCCGGGTAGGCGTGCCGCCAAGTTTTCGTTGATTCCCCAGCAGTCCAAGGTCAAAATCATCAAGGTTGCTGATTTCGATTGAGTTACCAAAGTCTTGTACGGCGGATATTTCGGGCATAGAACTTACATTGTCAATCCGAATTGTTGGTCCAGACATCCTTCTATCTTTTAATTGCTATCAGTCCGTTTTAGGACAAGAAACGCAGGGTCTAATTTCGTAGCGCCATTAAAAAAGCATCGGCTAAATCACTTTTCTTACTTCGAGCATTAAAAAATGCTAACCAATCCGTTACAGCATGTTTCGTAAGAATATCAATAACATCACTCTCTGCTGTTTTCTTGCGTGCACGATACGCTGCGCCTTCAGCAACTGTATTCGGGATAGTATTTCCAGATACATCGACTGCTAGAGGCATAACGGGAATAACAGTACCCTTCGATTTTACACCGGCGTGCACAAACTCAATACGTCCTGTCCATGCGTGTTCTCTAGCCAATCGATGCGATAATAAGGTAAATAATATCATTTGTACGGATTTCATAGTCGGTCCTTTCATAACCGGCTGATTTTCCAAGCGAATCAGAGTCGCAGACGCAAATGTAGGAAGTACAGAATCTAACCACGTATCCATTGCGGTCAAAATTGTTGTCATGGATGCATCCATAGTTTTTGCACATTTCCAAGGAACTAAATACTGAGAATGTGCCCACGTAATACAATCCTCTTTTTTCCATTTTTTAGCGCCTTCAACACCCTTCGTTACCGCTAATTCTTTGATAGGTTTCACAGAAAGACCGCAAGGAAGTGTAGGAAGTGTAGGTTTTTCTGTCGCATCTTTACGACGACGAATTCCGGTTCCACAGCCTTTACACCATTTTTTAGAATCCATTATGGAAATATATTTGGCAGGTGATTTACATGCGCAACACTTTTTCGCATCTTGTGAAGATGTACCGCCTTCCAATAAATCAATATTATTCCACCCCATAATAGACCACGATGTGGTCGTAGTATGACGTAGTAAGCAATACGCAAGATTACGTATGCCCATATCAAAACCTAAGTGAACCGTTGTCATTGTTTGTTATGTTCATAGATGATTATTTAGACTGACCGGAAATCAATTATGATGGAATTCGCAAAGTCGTACGAATATTTCGGATTATCGCATCTGAATTATTACTAAACTGCTCTGCGTACGCCCTCATGAGAAGTCGCGGATTCTCGCCTCTTGCGACATCGTACGCAAAAAATCCCCCTTTTACGATCGTAAAAAACATAACAAAGATATAAAAAATCACAAAGGACGGTATAATAAAAGACAAAATAGCAATAACTGCGGTTTCACCAAAATCGCTAAATTGTTCGTTTGAATCTTTATTCATTCTATTGGGTACAAATTATAATTGTCGTGTCTAAAGTAAAGGGGATATCTTCCCCTTTCGTCGATACTACGTAGTGCGCAGCGCTACGCAGTGCCACTGCGTAGTGGGGGTACTGCGCACTACGTAACTTCGTAATCGCGCGAAAGGGGGAGATATCCCCCTTTAGTTTGAAATGAAAAATGGTGTAAATGAGAAAAGGTGTAAACGCAGATATTTGCCACCCATATATGGGTGGCAAATATGTGGCGATTTCAAGAAAAGCGGTGTAAAATGGCAAACGGTGTAAGGTATCGTCTATCAACGAATTCGTAAAGTTTGACGAATTCCATGTATTAGTTCAGTCGATATGTTCGAAAATCCATTTACGGTGTGAGCCATAGCAAATCTAGGGTGTGTTCCGCTAAGAACAGCGCCTATATAATACAACATATGTCCTATTAATGTACCAATACCAATAGACCAGAGAAAAATCATTAAAATAATAATAAACGCCAAAATCGAAATACCTACAGTTTCACCAATATCCGCAAAGTTTTCTTTTACATATTTTTTTTTCATTCTATTCAAAGTAAATATAATTGTAAAGAATATATGGTCTAAAACCGATTCTTACGCGTGCGATTCTTTGAGCGTCTATGACGTTTTCGCATAGCCGACTTTCCATTCGTCACCGGAGATTTAGATTTTCCATAATCTTCCCGTTTTATCACAGTTTCTTTTAGAAATGCCGCGATACTTTTGTTATATTGACTTGATGGCGGTAAAACATCCATACAATGTTCAGCCAAACAATACCAAATGCTATCTTTCGGCGCTATAGTCTTTATGCTATGAGACAACGCACTTGTCTTATACTTACTTTCATAAAACACCTGAATTTCGCCCGTATCACGTTTCAAAACAAATCGTGTAACGTGGTTTTCTTCGCCGGACTGACCTTCTAAGACAATTTCATCAATATTGTATGTAATACGGCATTCCGAAGGATAACGCCCATAACGCTGTTCAGATGTTTTTTGTATTTTGTTGTTAATAAACTGTACGATATTGGGCAAAAACTCGGCATCAAACACAAATTTCCAGTTAAACATGGAGGGATGAAGTGGATGTGTCATTCTTTTTAGTGATAAGATTAAAAACTTTACACCGGTATTCTTGAAAAAACGGTGTAAAGTCCACAAAGGGTCATATCAAATTAGGGCACTTTCCCTCGGCAGAGCCTCATAAAAGTGCCTATTTGAAATGGCGCTTGGTCAAAAACGCGCTTATACAGTTCGTATAAATTCCCACGACATATCCTCGCAAATCTTTTGCCAAATCTTATCCTGCATATAGAGTTTTTCACGGCTTTTGAGCAATGGAAAACACGGTAAATAATCATCCAATTCTAAAAGTTCACAAAATTTATACAAAACATATGAATAGGATAAAAAATTACTACGTTTCTTCGGGCAGTGTTTTACAAAACTGAATTGAATTTCCTTAAACATAAATCGTAATTTTTCCTCAATTTCACGGGATAGTACAGGCGCAGATATACCGTTTAACCGATTAAGAATATGCGCGACGTGGTCGTAGCAACGATTTAATTTGAGTTTTTTAATAACTTCTTTGAGTTTGGATGGTTTTACCTTACTCATATCTGTAATACGCTCTTTACGAAGTTCTGAACGTATTTGTTCTAAAACCGCGGTCGATATTTCGGTGGTTTCTTTTGCTTGAAATTGTGCTAACCATTCGTTCAAATGGTTAATCTTTTTGTACGCATAATACGACATTTCACGAGGGGGATCTTTATACGATGGCTTTTCGGAATCAATTAAAATACAATCACGATAACCACATCCAGGGCAATCAAGAAATGTTTCATTTAATAACATTTCTTGTTCGCACACAGGGCAACTTCCGTAATCTTCCGCAATACTGGATGCGATTGTATTTTCATACTGTAATCCATCGGGATTTAGGGCACTTAAATAGGTTTCCAATGCCTTATCGCGTTTGAATCCAATATCGTTGGAAATCGCAGAGGCTTTTATAACGGTTTGTGGTTTTGTATCTTCAGATTTAGTATCTGAATCTGTCGTAAAATAAGAATAAACGCTATTTGCGGGTATGCGTCCTTTTTTGAGTAAACTTGTATCCATTACACGTTCGCCGGTAGCAATACGTTCTTGTGCATCGGTATATGAGAAGAGTACATCACCTACACGTAGAAAATAATCCGATAGAGTTTCACCAGATTCTATTTTGTCTATTTTTTCATCAAGGTTCTTTAACTCCGTTTCAAGTTTTTGATGACTTGTTAAAATGAGAATATCCGATGCGTTATTTATAAGGGATGGTCCATTAAATTCTTTTTCAATATTGCCAAGACGTGTTGCCATACGCTCGCGTTCCTGTTTAAGTTCTTCTAGGAATTCTTGTTCCTTGTGCATTTTTTGTAGTTGATTTGTATGATAGGATTCTAGAGTTTTAGCGTTTTCTATAGGTTTAGTGTGTTTTTGTGTGAGCGGTGAATCAGTGGCTACTAAAAGGTCGTTCAACGAACCTCTTTCCAATGACATTGTACTACTAATATGTAAGAAGCAAAAAAACTGTTTAGGCTGTGCGAGTTTTATAAATGCGTGCGGGAAATTCTCCCGGACTTGCCCAAATTTTTTTTCTCAACGCTGGATATAAAACATGGGCTCTGGTGGTTTAATGCAACTCGTCGCGTATGGTGCACAAGATATTTACCTGACGGGCAACCCGCAAATTACCTCGACATGAAGGGGGTTGAAAAGCAGTTGGGGGACACAAATATTGGAATAAGTGTCCCGGCAAGTCCATTAGTGGTTCCAAGTACCTTTGTATAGGTAATCCACAGCTGCTAGTCGTCTTACG